CTTAACCTTTGATAAACTAATTTGCAATTGATCCTCTGTTACTGATTTACCACTGATAAACTTTTTAACATTGGCAACGTAATCATCTGGTTTACCTTTTAAATTCTGCTCTATTTCATTTCTCAATTCTGCCTTTACATCACTGCCTGAATCTAACCATGCTTTTATTTGTTTGCCAGTTTCTTGAGTGATCTTAAAAATCTTGTCAACAAATAAACCTGTTCTATCTTTACTCGTCTGCGCCTCATGGTTCATGGCTACATCAAACACCACAGATAATTCATATTCCATACCCTCGCGTTGTACAGGAGCTAATCCAATTTTTTGTGGCGCAGTTTTGCCTTTACCATTATCAGATAAAACGTAATCCTGTTTTGATCTAATCGCAGCGATTAAATGAATATCGGATTGGAGCAATGCTGAAATAAATTTTTCTTGTTCAGGTGTAAATTTACTCCAAGAAGTGAAAGAATTGCCGCCGCGCGCATCTACTTGGTTTTTTCTATCTAATATGCCGCCCTCACCATTCCAAGCATGAGATATTGAATCGATAATTAAAACATCATATCCAGCTTTAACAGCATCATTGATTGCCTCTATATATTTTTCAGTTGTAAATGGAGCTCGCAATTCCATTGCATCAAATTCAAACCGATCACTATACAGAGATGCGCTGCCATTTTCAGTGTCGATAACAGCAATTTTACCGCCTAATCCAGTGGCAATTTCCAATGCTGAATAGGTTTTACCCGATCCAGATGGCCCTGTAATACCTAGCTTAATTTTTACTTTTTTACGTTGTGCCTTTTTAAACATGCTCATTAAAACCCTCCAATAATTATTAAGATTGGTTAATAATATGTTTTGATTGCGATTGTAAATAGAATATTGACTAATTGTGCTGCGTGTTACTTAAAACAATCAACATCTGGTAATGATTTTTTGATTTGAGTTTTACTCGCGCCAGCGTTTTGTAATATTTTAACCAGCTCGCAGACTTTATTTTTATGCATGCATGAGAAATCATTAAATGCTGGTTCAAAGCACGTTATTACTTCATTTCTTTCATTAACGATTGACTCTTGCAGACTGTCGCCAACATGCCAGTCTGGATCAAATTTAATTGCTCTGTCGCATTTTGCAGAGATTAATAGAGGCAGTAAAATAAATATTCTAAGTACGGAATACATCATTTAACTGCCTCGCTGCCTCTGCTCTATTTGGATTTGCAAATGCGTTTCCAATCTTTGTTATTTTATCTCTCAAGATTTTTTCTTCAATACCACGCTCTGCCATGACATAAATACCTTTTAGCAGAGAGTAAACCTCTGGTAAAAACTTCCAAAGAAATTTTAGAAACACCCAAAAAGTCATTATACTTTTTTCTGTGGCAATTTAAGTGAACCAAACCAGTCAAGCAAATAACTAACTGTTTTGTAAATTTTAGAATCTAAAACTTTATTAAAAAATTCATCGTCTGATTTACTTGGCGTTGCCATAACATAAGCTTGGACAAATGACATTACTGGTTTAACAAAAAACCTTAGCATGCCGATAATTGTGAATACTGAAATAACCCATGAGTAATTTACGCCCAAGCTAGACAATGCTGGTTCTAATAATGTTTTAACCCATTCCAATGTTTGTTCCATGATTTTCTCCTTTTAAAAAAATCTGTTAATGTTTGCATCTCGTCTTATTTGACAATGAATATGATCACCTTGACCATTAAAATTATGATATACGGCCACTCTAACAATCGAATCTTTACCGATTGCGCCAATATCTAAAAACTCTCCGTTTAATAAAAAGCATAATTTTTCAATGTGGACGTTTGACCAACCATGCGTAGAAATATCAAACGCTCTACCTTCCTCATGCGTCCTGCTGGTTGATTGTGTATTTTTTCTGTCGGAAATTAATGAAGTAATCAGACAATTTAAATTATATTCAAGGCAAAAAAGATAAACGCGACAATAGACTAATAAGGTGCCTGTCTGCCATTTTTGAATATCAGATAATTTACAATCATCTTTTAATTCAAACATTATAAATTTTTATCCTCAAATTCTAGTGCTGTTCCTTGCACTGCTGTTGCATTAACAGATGATATTGTTTGGCCTGCGGTTAATATAACCTCTATAGTTTGACTTGGACTTCCAGACGTAATTAATGGTTGCCATGTTTGAATTGAGCCAGTGTTAATTAAAGAAGTATTCCCTAGTGTTATACTAGATGCGCTGCCTGGCAATGTTAGATTTTGAATATAAAATTTTGTATATCGACTCGCTGGGACTGTGTAATGTGTTGCCGTTCCCGATCCGTTGACCGCAACGGCGTTTAAAAACCTTTCGCCTTCAAATGCAGATGCCATAAATCTCCCCTATATTGGTCTAAAATATATATATGCGCCTAATGTTGTTGCTGCTGTTTGTGCTGCCAAAACGTCTAAACGTAAAGCATCGCCTTGATCAAATGTTGATTTACTTAATACTGGCAATGTTAATCCGGTGCCAGTTTCTTGAAATCCATCTGCGAAATTTTTAAAAACATAGGCATTATCGCCTGCTGTATAACTTATTTTTGGAGTAGTAGAAAAAATTGTTCCAACTAATACTCCTGTTCCTGATAACCATTTAATATCAATTTCGGTTGTGCCTGCTGTTCCTGCCAGGTAATTAGACATTCCAACAGCAGTTATTTCCATGTCAAACGGACAAATAAAAATGCCGTCTATTCCATTTTGAACTAGTGCCGAATATGTTCCGTTTAAGTTCCATTGATGGCGCTCAAAATGTCTGCGATTAATAAAATTTGCCGTCTGTCCAACCTTTGTCATTAGCGATGCGGAAACGCCTGCCTTAAATTGTACATCTTCTAATTCTATATCGTTTCTTGATTCTGCTAGATTGCTCATAATTTCCTTTTAATTAGAATAATAGATATGGCGCGCCGCTGTCACCTGAAAAACCAATTAAGTCTACATAATGTGTTACGCCAGCATTAAACGGCATGGGATCCACTGTGTTGATTTTTAATCCAACAATCGATAATACCTTGGTCTGGAAATCATCGGAGTAATTTAATGTTCTAATCCTGACCGATGTTCCTTCAAAGAATTTTGCAACATCGCCTGCACCAACATTAAACCCTGCGGCATCGCCGCCTGCAGTGCAGATCACTTGAGGATTTAAATAGCAGTGAACCGCTTTCCAATATTGCATGCGGTTTGCACTGTCATTGTATTGCGGCGTTTCGATTATATAACCAGTAATGGGCGGCGTTGCTATTGCTGTTGATAATGTTATTTTGTATGGATCAACCGATTGAATGCGCGATGTTTGGACGCTGGACCAATCAGTGTTCCTTATTATTATTTCCTGCCCAATGTATTCTTCCCACTGCTCATATTCGACTCTATCGCCTGTCCAAGGTCCATCGGTTATGTTTATAACTGTTGTGGTGCTGCCCGATCCGATTAACGAACTAGGGGAAACAACACCGTAACGGCCATCAAGGGAATAACTTGAATCTGTTAATTCTAAATTTATATCGCCAGTTTTTAGGTTCATTGATTTATTCGTTACCTCATAAATCCTAACGCCTAAATCTCTGGTCCCTTGCTTAGTGTTCGCTAGACTTAAATCGGTTGAATCTAAAATGATCGCGTCGCCAATATCGACAGGATAACCGATATAAAATTGTGTTGAGATATTTATTATTTCTGCGCCTAATTTGAATCTGTCTAAAAATCTTGCGCCAGTATTCTCGATTGCCTGATTGGTTGCCACGTTGTTTCTGGCACCATCACTTTCAATGGTTAAAACTTTATTTCCAACCTTTACCCTTGTAGTTGATTCGCTTGATTGGATAATTGTTGCTTTTAAAAATTTATCTAATTGAGCATCTTTTTCATATTTATAAACAACAGCATTATAAAATTTCTGATTAGTTGACCTTTTATTTTTTATGTTGCCAGCGTTTTTTATGTTCTCTTTCGATATGTTTCTGGTCCCAAGTATTGCTAATGGCGGCGATGAATAACCAATGCCAATCCTGCCTTTGCGTGGAATTGAATAAATCCCACTTGGGAAAAATACTTGAGCATCTAAAAAAGCCTTAGTTTCGATTGTCTCGGATAAATAGAAATCATAATCAATAAATGAGCTGGAAAAATAATTTTCCAATTCTTGAAATCTTTCTATGTCGATATGGTATGGTTTAATGCCGCAACCAAATTGGAATTTATCATACTTGGAAACAAAACTTGCTATTGCCGCCGTAGTTGTTTCTATAACAAGCGGCGCTGCGGTTATAATATATTGACCTAATGACCACTCTCCAAACCCTGTTATTACTTCACTGGTCACATTGTTAGCGCCATTGGTTGCACCAGTTATTGATATTTTGTCACCAATCACTAATCCGTTGTCATCTTGGATATTAGATTCAAAAAATATAGCGCCAGCAATTGTGTCTACTCCATTTTCATCAACAAATCTATTTACTGATTTTGTGCCAAATGCGCCCAATGGAGAAATTAATAATTCAAGTGATAGATTAATTGGATCGCCTTGCACCCTATAGAGCGTTTCAACTGTTGCCTCATCGTCGTGAGATGCTGCAATTGTTCCCAATTGACCGCGAGTGCAACCGTTTAAGTTTGTTCCTGATATGCTACCAACCTTAATTATTTCATCGTCTATTTTTACAAATAATTCTAGTGTGTGATGATCTTGGAAAATACCATTAGCAGATTCAACAGGTATGGTTGATTGCGAATTATTAATAGCTGCTGTTGTTTGTGTTGTTATCGCCTGTAATATTTCCTGTCTGGTTAGCTGTTGAGGGTGTGCAATGTTTAATTGCACGTTGCCTGCGCCATATGTGATTGCGTCTATGATGCCTAGAAAAACCTCGCTGGCATCGCGTGGAAATATGCCGCCGTTAGGCATAAAGTAAACTTTCGCCTCTCTGCCTAAAATATCCTGCTCATTACTTGGAAATGAAAATTCATCAACTAATTCGGCGTTTTTATCAACCAAATTAATCATAAAATTTGTAATTGAATTACCTTCACTGCGATCTATTTCAACGCTTTGACTAATATTATTTGTTGTGCCATTGAATTGAATATAATCGCGGCTATTTTCATCTGCTATGCCGCCGCCTATTTTTGTTCCATCGCCTATTATATAATCGCCAATTCTTGCAAATCGGACAATATCAATTGTCCCAAAACGCAAGCCAATACCTTCAATCTCAAGGATAATATTTGGTTCTATTACTCCTGATTTTAAAATTGATTCTGCTTGTATGCTTAAACTTAAGGCCATTTATTTTCTTCTCACCATGAGTAAAATTGCATCTGTGGTTTTTCTATTCTCTTTTACATCTTGTTTTATTTCTTCAAGCGACTCTTTTATATTATCGCCGATTGTTTCAACTCTGGCCGTGCGCTCTTTAATTGAAACAATTTCATTTCCTGCCCATCCTGCCAAGCCTAAAAAAATAGCAGACAGAATAGCGATAGCACCGGCCTTAGTCATGGTTCTCCTGATATTGAGTGCATTGTAACCTTGAATCAAAAAGTTTCATAAGGCTCCTAGTATTGAGTGCACTCTAGTCTAACATCAAACGATGTGCAGTTAGTGGCATTATGGTCAACACAAAAAATACTCATCGAAGTAGTAGATGTAAATGTGAAGTTGAGCATAGCTGCCGAGTTATTACTCGCGGTTACTGAGTTTCCACAACTAATTCTAGATGCGTCCGTGAAATTCCCAGATGGGATGGTTATCGCGCAAGATCCTCCTGAGATATTCCCGATTGTCGCCGTACCCGTGAAGGTCTGATTTACGATTGACGAACTCGCGTCACAATTTATACTTGCAAAATATGTTTTTGAATTTGAAGTATTCGGCGCAGAAACTTTATCGCCTAAGGCTGCAATCATTTCACTTGTCGCTGGCTCCATTGAAATAGAAACTGCGCTTCCATTATTTGCCGTACTAGCTAGGGCAACACACGAATTCGCGCTTGCTGCCATATCTATAGCTTGCAATTTCCATTCAACGCTTGCTTGATCGCTGGTGTATTCTACGATCTCTGAATAGCCATCAATCGCTGTCACATAAGTAGCTGCATGACCATTTTGAGCAATGACCGGCCCAACTATATTCGTTCCGTCGAATAGCCTGAATCCGCATTGAGTAATTTGCTCTGCATATAAAGAGCCTCCAAAACTAACTCGATATTTTCCTTTCTTAACCTTGCCAGTCTTTAAAGCAAATGCCCCTGTTGTGGTTGGAGTGACTACATTTCCAATTTTTGTAGCAGATGCGAAAGTGCAATCGGCGGCATCCACTAAGTCCTCGTAGCTGCCATTGCTGGTTCCATCGGAACAATTTGCCACGTTATACCATTTGATGCCGAATGTTCCTTCTAGATTGTCATTCAGAACTTGATCCTGCTCGATATAAGTAGCAGTCATATTAAGAATTGCATTATTGGCATTATTTGCTAAGTCTTGAAATAATCTGATTGTTATAAAATCATCGCGCCCTAATTCACACTCAAATGCAGCTAGGAGAGTTGATTCATATCCGCTAGTCGGATGAGAGGATGAATTTCCGCAAGTCGCTGCGGCTGAAAAACTCCCTTCTGCAATGCTGTCGTAAATTGTTATAGACTGAGAGGTCGTTGAATCGCTTGGCTCTAACGACATCACTCCTTTCAAAAAACATTTCGCCCTGTTGCAAATGAATTTCGTTCTAGTCCCAGAAGAATTATCCAGAGTGATGACATCATCTCCGGTGCTAGTAAAATTTGCAGTGTTGAATTCTAATTCGTTTGTTCTGTCGGTTAGTGTGCTATTTGCAGCAGTATGCCTTAAATGCTCAGTATAAATTTTTGTGATTGCTTGAGTTTTTAGATTTCTGATAAAGCAAGAATCGACATAGACATCATCAGTTGTCCCCGAATCGGAAGTGATTCGCACACAAGCCTTACCGGACGCCGGAACAATCATTGAATTTTTAATCTCAAGCCATTCGTTTGCTGCGTTAGGCTTATAATCAGTGCAATTATCTCCTGAACCTGAATCATTTGAAGCGCAAAGATTAATTAATTCCGAAGTGGTTTTCATCATACAACCGACTTCAAAGTTATTCCCTTCAAATTCAGTGTTGGTTACACAATATTCAGCGTCATAAGTTGCAGAAACAGAGGCATCAATCTTGGCAACATTTAAACCATTAGGTTCATAATTTGGAGATGTGGCAATTGCGCAAGTTTGGTTTGCGTGGTTACAAGTGAAATTCAAAGCATTTTCAAAACCGCCATCGGATAAAAAATTTTCTCCTCCTCCACCAGCAGGAGCCGTCCAAGACAAAACTCCAGTTCCATCATTTTTTAATATCTGATTTGTTCCGCCTTGAGCAGGAGGCATTGTCAGTGTGTAACTTGTAGTTGTCCCGTCTGCCTTAATTCCAATGTATTGACCGCCTGTAGTGTCCTGTAATCGTAATTCATTTTGTGATTTAATATTCAATTGGCCATCAAGGGATAGAACATTTGTGCCAAAATCATAGGCAAATGCTGCCTCTCCGCTGCCACTGCCTGCGCCTTGAGAAACAATAACCTCTCCGCTTGATGCGCTATTTATAAATGAGCTAGGCGCAGCGATCCAACTAGAAACGCCAGCGCCATCGGTCGAAAGTAAATATCCTGCCGTGCCATCATTATCTGGTAATGTTAACGTCCAAGATGGACTAACAGTCGCAGGGGATTTTATGCCGACATACTGACCGCCTGCTAAATCCTCTAGTTTTAAAACGTAATTTGACTCTATGTTAATATCTTTTTTAGATATTGTTTTTGTGTTTGGGTTTAACTCTATTTCGCTAGGCGATGAAATTACTCTATTATTTTGATTTAATTGCGCAAATCCATCAACCGAAATAAGCAAAAAAGAGATTATTAAAATTAACTTTATCATGCAACATTCCTTCTTAGTTCTATCCATCTCTCAAGCGATGAATCATAAATCAATTCAATAATATGATATTTTTTTATTAACATTGTCCCGTTTAAAATTGCACCGTACTGCTCGTCTGCGTTGTTAATAGTGATTGTGTTAGTGTCACTGTTGCCTACTAACAAAATAACCGTTCCGTGTAACCAACCGCCAGCAGCGCCAAATAATTTATTTGCAAGGGTTACTGCGCCGCCTGTACTTTCTATTTTTCTGTACTGCCAACCTTGGACGGTTGATGTTGTAACATTTCCTGCCGCTGCTAATTGTTCAAGCGAATAAGTAGTAGGCCTCACTCCGTTAATCGATGCCTGCAAATTAGTAACAACAGGTCCACTAGCAGGAGCAGCATTATTCAGTGTGTAAATCGATGTAACTGTGCTGTTTACCGACTTGCTTGTGAAGGCCGAATTAAAAACACTGGCATCGGCTCTTTGTCCATCTGCAACACTCATATTAATTCACCTTTCTGTAAATGAGCAATCCTGTCTCATAAAATTCACCCAATCCCATGCCCAACATTTCTTTTATTTTATAACCAACACCGTTTTGACTCTGCTGCGTTTTTTCCAATTGTATAATATGGTATGTCGCTAGGTCACTCTCATCTGGCATAAATTCTATTTGACTTCGAGTGATGCAGAAATCCATAAATGATCTTAATTCAGACAATGCATTAGTGTTTTTTCTAATAATAGATGAATCAAATTCAACATGGTTGTTTACATATTTTAGATTAAATTCAAACCTTGATATTTTACCAACGGAATAAATTTCAATTGATCCGCTTGATGATTCGTTTACAGTGCTTTGTATATATTCAGAATTATCACTAGCACTGACAAAATCCTGTAATCTAACTTGGGGAGAATAAATTGTTCCTGTCGCGTTGTTACTTGTATAGGTATTTGTCCCTGTTACATCTGCGCCAGTAAAACCAATCAAGGTAAAAACTGATTCGCCTGCATTTGCTCCAGATGTAATCAATAGGGAAAAATTTGCCGCTGCCGATATAGTAAATGTTCTATTAGTCCTATTAACTGAAACAGTGTAATCCTGACCGCCGATGGCGTTTAATGCCCTTGAAACTTCACTAGCTAATTGAGTAAATGAATATTTGCCAGGGCGTAATTCTGCTGTTATCTCGCCAGCGCCTTCATTAAAATTAAGATAAAATCCGTCTGCTGGGACAGTGTAACCGTAAAGGAATTTTGACCATGTATAAATCATATAGCGCCAAATATTTTAATATTATTGTTCAATGATGCGTCTTTAATTATTTTAGAAATCCTTAAACCTGTTTCCTCACTGTCAAACACATCGCCCATTATATTAACACTAACCTTTGTTTCTGGTTCTATTCGCTGTTGATCAAGGAGATCATTAGTAGCAGCAGGAGTAAAAGAGTTAGGGCCTCCAATTGCTGCTCCTGCATCACTACCTCCGCCGCCGCCAGAAAATGATTTCATAATTGTTCCGAATGCAATTAATCCTGCGCCTGCAGCAATCGCAGCAGCGCCGCCTAATGAGTGTAGTGCATCAATGCCCATACCTGACATTAATAAAGTCATACCTAACTGCGTCGCCATATCACCCAGCATGCCAGCAATTGATTTGCCAAAATTCTCAAATCCTTTTTCGCCTAACACTAATGATTTTGTTAATGCCTCAACACCCATAGCAGCGGATTTTGCTAGCGTTTGACTGATTGCTGAATTGATCGCCTGCGCTCTTGCTGCTCTTTTATCTTGATCCAATCTCTCGGCATTGGCCTGCTCAAATTGTGATGTTCCTTTAATGCCTGCGAGTGTTGCTTGGTGCTGTTGCTCTAATGTTTGCATGCGAGCGTTAAATTCTTGCTGCCCGATAAATTCCTGTTCTTGCTGCAGTTTTTTCATATCCTGCTGGAATTGAGCATTGGCAATTTGCGTTTGATCTAATCCAATATTTCCAAGCTTAGACAATGATGCCGCTGTTTCTTCCTTGCTTGGGCCTGTTGGAATTTTACCAGCAGGGATAGCATTGGCATTTGTAGCAAGGTTAATAACTTCTTGATTTATTTTTTCTAATTGCTCTCTGGCGCTCTTTAATGAAATTTGATCTGTTAAAACGCCAAATATTGCGCCTAACCCCTTTGATGGATTTTCTATTGTGCCTTTAACTAATTTAATTACGTCTGCCGTTGTGCTAATTGATGTTTTTACGGCATCTGATTCTGTTATTGTTTTGCCGATTGCTTTTTGTAAATCCTCATAACTGGACGTTAAATCATTTATGGATTTATCGTAATCGGTTAGATTTTTCTGCGCCCTGCCATCAAATTGTGTTGAGATTATTTCCAATGCTCGCGCTAGTGCTTGAGATTTTGGAATGGTCTCGTCAATGGTTATGCCGTACTTTCTAAATGCTTTATTAAAAGGTTCAACGCCGCCACTGGCAACGCGAGCGATAATATCAGACGCTTGATCAAATGAGATTTGCATTCCTGCTGCAAGATCGGCAGCGCCTCTAATAGCGCGCTGTAACCCTTGAGAATCTAAATTTGCCAGTGATTGTATTAATGCAGCATTTTTTAAAATTACTTTATCGTCAATGCCTGCCAATACTTCTAATTCATCGGCGAGCATTTGTATTGATCTTAGCGCCTGCATTGACCCTGCGCGTGTTCCCTCTAATGCTGCTGTTAAAATCTTTGTTGCCTGCTCTGATTCTACAAATTCGGCAACCGACTCTCTCGCAACATTCTTGATTGAACTAACGGCGCTCCTGACCAAATCTGCGCCTAATTGTCCTAACCCTGCACCTGTTGAAATCCGCGCAATGTCTAATAGTGAGCTAGAAAATGATGCGCCAAAATTTTGACCAGCATCTTTACCAACAGTGGTTAATCTTTTTTTTAATGCTGTTTCAGATGCGGCAGTGTCTAGTTCTACGCCTAAAATTAATTCTGCCATTTGTTCACCATAACCGCAAAATCGTCAAACGTTTTGACTTTCTTTTTCTCATTAGGGAATGCAATTTTTGAAATTTGTTTGCGAGATTTTTCTCTGTCGGCATCAACTACATGAGGGTATGACGCCACAACCAATTGCGATAACATCTCACGGTTGCGAATCACTTCTATTGCTTGATGATATTCATTAAATGTTACAACAGCTAGTTTCATCACTTCTCTATGCGTCCAACCGTAAAAGTGAGCAACCTCGGCGCGGCGTATAACATTCTCACTTAATTTTTTTTTATACCTAACAAATCATTAAAGATTGCGTTAATGTGTTTTTGGTTCATCTTTTTATAATTTTCTTCACTTAATCCGCAATCAGACAATAGGCCCTTAATTAAATCAAGGGCCGTTACTGTGGCGCTCATTTCAACGCTATCTTTTTGGAATTTTTCTAGTCTCTCATTGGTTGGATATTCAAGGGAGAATGTCTCTCCCTTAAATTTAATATCCAATTTTTCATCAAGTAAATCGAGCATAGGTTATGCCTCCAAATCTTGATGCCAGTCGCCAAATGCAATCAAATTAATTTTAGAATCTTTACCAGCGTCTAGGTAACCTTTAAATTCTACTGATAATTGTTGTGGTGCCGAACCGTCATAGTTAATAGACTGTGGTTTTGGAGCGCATTTCCAAAGGACCATATCCCTGCTGCGGTCAGATGCCGCCAATCGGACAGGGTGCAATACCAGCATTCCTGCCTCATCTGCGAGAGAATCAAAAAGTTTTGATTCGCCAAAACCAACAACTTTCGTTCCAAGTGATGGTGTCACACTGTCGCCTGCGCCTTCGCCCATGATGATCTGCAAACGCTCTGCGGTTGTTTCAATTAGTGTTAATGAAACAGTGGCAGCATTACCTTGCATAATTTCATCGGCAACCAATTCGCCAGTTTGGTTTGATTTAATTTCTACAACTTGAGTTTCAATTGAGACTTCAATGGCCTCTGATGTTTTGCCTAGGTCCATTCCCGAGCCTTCGCGCAAATTTGTAATTGTAAATCCAGATGTTCCAGCTCCGTCGGCGGTTGCTGGTTCACCCATATATTTATTTTCGATTGTCAAAACATCGTTTGTTAGATCAATCACTTTAATTACAAATGCTGAATGGCTGTCAATTTCTGTTTTTGTTTTAGTCGCAACAACGGCAGCAGTGTCATTTGCCACGATTACAACTTCAATGCCAGTACGGCCAGCAATGGCAGGATCAACAGATGCGCCTGTGTTATACCAGACATAATAATTAACAGCGTCCAAGTTAGGTCCAAATGCGGAGAGTAAAAAATAATCTCCGCTTAGTGATCCAGCAGTGTCGGCGATTGTGTCAACCGAACGGCAATGTTTCCTGCCATATCTAACTGTAGCGGCTTCTAAAACTGCATCGATTCTTTTTTGACTTGTTCCCATGTTTTTTACTCCTGTATATAATCTGTGTAGCGTAAACAGTTTAATGAAATCGTTGCCTCATAGCCGCGATCATTAGTTGGCATTGCTAAAACACTAATAGAATTACCTAAAATTCCATTAAATGCAATATTGTTATTTGCATTAATTGGACACATCACAGCGTCCTTTATCTCATGCGCCTTATTGTATATCATATCAAACTGGTCAATTGACCTACCTGATTCTTGGAAAAATATCTGGATAAATGTCGGTATGGTGTCGATGTAATAGCCGCCGTCCCTTGAATCTATGGTTGTCTCTCCAAAATAGATTTTAAAACCTTTCTTGATTTCAGAGATTGCAACGTCTTTAGTCCCGAACGGATCATCAATTTCTACGGCATCGCTAATAACCGTCAGGATCTGTTCTCTTAAATATTGTCTAACGTCTGAAATATTTAATGCCATTAGCGCCTCACTAATCTGCCAGAGTTTAGGTCAACAGTGGACGGTGAATCAACTATGTCAGTTTTTAATCTAATCAATGATGTTGCCATTGCTTTTTTTGCTAAATCAAGAAATGATTTTGCTTTATCGTCGTAAACGTCGCCCACTTCATTTTTATTTGAGTTTAATATTCTGTACAGCGTTAAATATTTTGACCAATCTCTAATTTCTGTAACATCATGTAAATCGGTTTTGCTTAGCTTGGTCCCATCATTAGCAAATACGCGCATGCGATCCAGCTCATCTAATATTTCTTTTTGACTCTCTCTGTGTTTATCCAGGAATGTTGCGCGGCCATCTCTTAAGTGTCTATGTATGTCGTCTTGTTGAGCTATTAAATCCTCATCATTCGAGAATAAAAGGTCAGCAGCAGACGTTACCACTTCAAAAGTTATGTCCTTTGTGGTGCTTGTTGGTGAACCTGTTGATGTAGTTATTCTGATTGTGGCAGTTTTTAACCCTGCCGTTTCATATGCCCAATCAAGGTACTTATTTGTTGTTACTGTTATATATGATCCACTGGCCTCTGGTTTAATTTCTACGACAGTGATGGCGCCTTGATCGGTGCTAATAAATGATTTTGTGGCATCTATTCTTGTTTTATCATATTGCTGAATTATACTTTCAAATCTTGCTTGTATTGAAATCATAGAATCCTCATTTTAATGCCAGAAATTTTGCAACCGTTAATAATTTACTTGTGTCACTTCCAACAGCATTTGCTAATGCCTCGCCCATAGTGTCGGAAATATTATAATCATCTTTTAGAGCATTCCAGACAGCATCTGCCAATGATTGCGGAGATAATTCCGTAAATGGATCAAGATCAGCAGACAAATCAGCAAGGCCTTTAATACCTGCAGACGACGATCCTACGCCTGATATTGAACATAATGCGCTAACTGTTGCGCCTATGTATGCGTCTACTGTTGCACTGCCTGATATAGAACAAACGCCAAATACCGCTGCGGATAATGCCGCATTGTTTATTTGGCCTGTTCCAATCATGTTTGATGCAAACTCTAAAATTAAAATCATGTTTGCAAAATCAATTGAACCAGCGCCTACAATTGTTGATTCAGCATTTCTGCCGCCTGCGAGATTGGCGCTTGATAATCCTGCAATGCCTTCTATTCTGCCTGTTGACGCTAACCCACCGTCTGACCTTGGATTGACATAAGTGTACGGAGGACGATAGCCGTTTGGTTGACAAACAAATTTATCGAATTGCATAAATCTGTTTTGATCTGCGCCTGATTGATTAAAATTACTTCTAAGCGTTGACTGGGCCGTCCCAATATTTCTATTGGGATTTTTCATAAACAGCGAATGATTGCCAATCAAACTCATGGTATTAGCTCCAAGCCATATCTAAGTGTCCATAGTACGGAGTGTTTGTTGGAGTGTTTGCGCCTGACATTAACAACCAACTCAAACAGGCGCCATCTTCAATTTTTGGGAAACTTGGCATTTGGTTTACGCAATCTCGTTCTGACCAGACGCCGATTGTTGTCATAGGGATTGTAACGATTGGAACACATAACATCACACTAAATTCGCCAGATAAATAGGACGCGCTCAATTGAATTGATTCAACAGATGTAATACCGGAATCACCAGCGGCTAATGGGACAAATGGATTATACTTCCCTGCGCCCGCTCCTGAATAAAGAACCGTTCCGTTAGCTGCGCCAGATTTACATGTAGGCAATGTAGCTGGAGTCGCCCTGCTTCCGGTGAATGAAGTATTTGTATATCTAAAATCAAGCGTTGGAGTTGCTGCGCCCATTGCCGTTGCGTTGGTGTTGTATGCAAATTTTCTAACTCTGTCGCCATTGGTATAACGTGGCAATAAAGTTGTAATATTATGTGTCCCTGTTCCGGCATCTGTGATGTTTATATATGTTCCTGCCACTGCGTTTGCATACGATGTAGCAAGTCTGCAGGTTGTGTTCGATAAATAAATAACAAAATAATCCGTTGCTGTTGCTAATCCTGCTGGCAGTGTCCCAGATGTTGTTAGTCTAACACAGGTATAATTTTTTAATTGATAAAATGCATGGGTGCAAATATCTGTTGATGCATCGGCGGTAAATGTGTAGCTGACATTCAATGTATTTGTAAATGATTGCAGCGTTGTGGTTGTTACTGTCGTTACTCGATAAAATCCAACCAAATCAACCAACATTAGAACAGCAGGCATTGAGGTTGATGCCCCTGAGCCTGCCGACAAATTGATTAAATATTTATCCATTGGACCAACGTCAGGGCCGGAATAAATTCCTGTCGCATTGGTTGTTGAATAACTCAACGGTTGAAATGCTAAGTTTGTCCCTGTGTTAGCCACCGAATCCGCGCCAGGCGCGCCTGTCCCTCTGAATAAATGATGCCATTCCCCTGCGACTGCTGCAGCTGTTGGAAGGAAGTTTTTATTCCAATCTTGACGATGAAATCTGCCGCTAGTAATCGCATTTGTTAAAGAATCTAAAGATGAAATGGCCATAAAAATACCTCTATATAAATACCGTTTTTAATTCGCCTATAAATTGGTTACCCGAAACACTTCCAACAGGAAGGCATAAAAAATTCAAATATGCATCGTCTTTTATTTCCGGCACTAATGATTTATCTACAAGAAAATCAATTTCGCTAAATGCTGTTATCTCGTATGTGCTTTGTGATGAAATAACTTTTACTAATACCAGCGCAAAAAGTCCAATATCAACGCCGTTCATCGTAACAGATTCTATTTTTCGCACGCCTTTGTCGCCATCTTGCAGCGGTATAAATGGCCCGTAGCTATTTGGATCATTGTTAGTTGTATGGCTATTAATAATATTCCCAGTAACAGATGCAGTGTTTTGTAAAGTCAATTTAGAAACTCTGCCTGTAACTCCGTCGCTGTTGGTATATTTAACCGTAAAAGTTTGGCCGCCTGTTCTAGCGCCTAACGATACCGCCATCATGTTAACGCCAAATCCGTCTGGATACCTTGGCAATGGTATTGACGTAGTTAACATTTGCTCGTCAGTCGTTGACTCATCAATGAAGGAATAGAACATTAAATAATCGCACAAAATCCAGCTGGACGGGTGATAGTTTGCACTGCCTCCGTAAATACTAATTTGCCTCAAATATTTTTTACTAGGTGAAACATTCCCACCGTTAAAAATTCCTTTATTTACTGAATAACTTAAAGCAGTGGCGTTTAATGGTATGGCCGCATAATATTGAGCGGACGGATAGCCAGGCGACATAGATGTATCAAACCAAGTTCTTGATGCAGATGCTTGATTGGGTAATTTTCGGAATGAGGTATAAATAACCTTCCCCGATAATTCCGCATCAACTAAGTCACCTGTAACAATCATTATTTTTTATCCTTCTTTTTTATAGCGCCAACGCCAGTTAGAACAGAGCCAAGCTCCACTATAATTGGTTTTTGATTACTCATCTTAATCCTCACTCACTGATAATGCTGCAATACTAAATTGCGGTTGCACTAAGTTTTGCACTGTCAAAGATGCGTTTAATGCACCTTTATAAAACACTTGGCCCGCGCCAGACGATGTTTCGACTAGCGCGCAATGGGTTAGAATATTTGAACCGCCTGTACACTGTGGAAATTGAATTAAATTTGCATTAGTAAATGTGCTGCCGCCATCGGTCCAACCAGATGATTTAATAATTGTTTGTCTTGCATAGCCTGTATAATCGGCCTCGGCAGCAAGTGAACCTGCCTCGCCTGGATCGGCGGTAAATAATGCTAAGTAAATATTTGCATTACCTCTATAGGAAGGATCGACTCCTTTTAGTAGCATTTTTAAAGTGTCATTTTCGGTTGTGTTGGACTTGCTCATTTAATACCTCTTTATGAATATGAATAACTTGCTCTATCATTCCAGACTTTAATAAATTCATCTGTCCCATCTGCGCTCAAAACACCTGTTGGCGTTATTGTTATTATCTGCCACAAAGAGGAACTTAGCGGAGTGCCAGGTTCTGCCTTGCCAATGTAGGTTAAATTTGAATTAACCTCATCAATCATTATTTTATATAGACCATCAGACATGGGAAACCTCTGTCAATATTATGTTAGGCGTGCCTGATGATGATCCAATGTAAACGTTCACTGATGGCCCTACGTTTAAAATATATGGTTGGTTTGCTGTTGGAAAATTATACGCTGGTATTCCAGACGGTGAAAATGAAAATCTAGCAGATGCCCCAGACGGTTGCATAATTAGCAATGCCCTGTTTGCTTGATTTGAAACGCCAACAGATGCTAATTGGAATGTTGTCGATAGCGCCTTGGTTGCTGTTACTGCTGCGCCGTTTGGAGATGGATTAGAAACTGTCTTTACCCTAACCGTTGTTTGTGAATTTACCTCTTCAAATTTTGTAAATTCCCTATCATGTATTGAGGTTGACAGTGCCATCAAGTTCCTCTTTTATCGTCTGTTCAAGTTCAACATGGAACCACGCATAAAAGTAACCGTTTGCAAAATTGATCTGATAATTAAACCAGATTTTTCTTTTTATGTTATTAACTCGCATCAAGTTAACTAATCCCTCTGCGGTCTTAGACTTTAAAAAACTAGGACTTGTTTGCGATGTTACTTGCATAAAAATAAAGCAGGGGATTTCTCCCCTGCTGTTTTAAGTAATTAATCGTTTAGAGCAAAGATCAAGGCAGAATTACCAGCGCCAGCAGATTTCTCATCTGTGTGTAGTGCTTTAACTCCGAACAATTGATCAATGGCCACACGCTCGGCGCCTACGCCAAATTCGTTTGCTTTTTGAGAATCCATTGCCGGACCAGATTGGAAACCGTAGGCAACCGATTCTTTTTCGCAAAGGTAAAGTTCTTTATCTGCCAATCCGTTGTGAACGATAACTGGCATACCAAAGATTTTACCGATAACACCATCTGGAACAACTGCGTTACCGCCGTATTCAAGATTTTTTTGAAATTGTGATAGGCCCATGATAACAGTTTCTTGGGCAACTGAGGCCAACCAGAAACCCTGACGAGCATTACCATCATTTTTCAAAAAGCGTTTACGCATATCTTGCAAGTTGGCAAATGTAACATCAACATCTGCACCTACGTTTTGATAGTGAGCAGCAGCAGGCCCTAAAACTGAAATCAAGGCGCTATCGAAATAGCGAGCATGAGCAGCAGCAGCGCGTTTTGCAAACTCCATTTCTGAATTGATGTTTGATTGTTTCTTTGTCATTGCGTCCAAGATGTATGCAATATAAGCATTGTTATCTAGGTTCAATGTGTCGATTGTGGAGGTCAAAACGCTCGCGTCGCCTTGAGCTGCCTCAACGCGATCAACCACTGTAAAGCTGGTCAATTTTGGATATGCAATTGATTTTGCGCCGGGCACTGCGAACACTGATAAATCAGTGAACCATTGTCCTAGCACTGATTGGAATGCCAATTCTTTTTGAACTAGTGCAAGGATCAAATCCTGTTTTGTTGCGCCTAATTCTGTGTTGCCTGTTACTACGTCTGCCATTGTTTACTCCCTTTTTTATTTTTTATACTGCCCTTTCTTGAGCATTGTTTCTATGTCTTCTCTTTTTAACGCGTCCAGCGTTTTTGGTTTTTCATTTTTCGAGTTATCAACTGGTGCCACATCTTTAACTGTTACTGCGTCCGATTTAAAGAAGTAACTCTTTTTAGTTTTTAACTCTCCAATTAGGCCCGACACCGTACTGGCATCAACCTCATAATTTTTCCCAACCTTAATTTTTTCCAAGTCTGTTTTTTCCAGAGCTTTTAAAAAATCGTCAGGAGCAAGGCAACCGTTTTGAACAGCAACGTTTTTAATCGCGCTGCTAACAACATTCCAACCGTAGGATTTCTCTTTTTCCTCTAGTTGTTTTTTTAAAGTTTCATTCTCTTTTTGGTAATTACCAGCAAGTTCTTGAAACTTTCCTTGGGCTTCTAATTCCTTCTTAGAATGTGCCTCAAGGGCGCTTTGAGTTTCGGAATATTTATCTTTTAATTTCCGATTCTCTCCGAGCAATTCAGAGTTTTTACTCTCCATTGCCTCGATGCGTCTTTTAAATGTTTCGATTGATTCAGCATCGCCGCTGGCGTTCTGATCTGCTCCGCTGGAGCTGCCTGTTTTACTCATTGTAAATACTCCTGTTTGTTTGTCAATACCTGATAAAGCGTTGCACAGATTTTACTAACATCGCACTAACTTTATCAAGAAATGATTTTCTAGTTACAATTTGCTCTTGAATGTTCCTGCCTGCATCTGATTGCCATTCATAGATTTGCTTCATAGTTGATTGTTTGCCTTTCATATTCCTGCCGTTAGATTTCTTGTATGGTTTATGTTTTTTTTCTGGAAAGATAAATCTAAATTGATTTTGAGCAGTAACGTAAAATGATTTCATTGAATCCAATAGCTCACCAGTGGCGGTTAAATTTGAAAATGCTGCTCTAAATTTTGCATGCATATTATTATATCGCGCTAAGTATTCCCTATATTTTATAGACGCTCTTTTTAATGATGGCGATAATCCGGCAATTCTTGTTTCTATTATTAATTCTTTTTTAAGTGTTTCCTTGAAATCACTGCGAGCAATGGCAGAATATATTTTTCTTTTTTGCGCCTTTGTAGCTCGCTCTAATCCTTTTAGGTTAATTGTCACCTTAGTGCTCATTCTGCCTCTAATCTAAGATTTCTAACAATGTCCCTAATATCCTCTTGCTCAACAATATCTGCTGCTGTTCTTTCGCCTTGATCGTCTGACCTTGCAATGGCCTCAGCAATTAGTGTTGCCTCTGATTTTGTTAATCCGAAAAACTTTCTTTTAGGTCCATTCTCAATTGTTGGGTGTCCCTCGTAACCTGTCATGTGAGCAAATGCCTTTACTGCATTATCGTCGTCTATCTTGAGGGTAAATTTTCCTTTGGAATAATCATAATCGATTGCCTCTAACATATCGCCGAATAAAGTCATATCAACCTCATCGACTGAAACACCTTTAAAGTTCGCATAGCCTTCGGAATAATCTTTAAATTGTTTCTGGTTAATATCTTTATTTGATTGTGTTCTTTCTATTATTACTTCTTTCGCTATCTCGAAAAAAGCATCTGCCTCTGCTTTGCTCGGATTATAACCTAGCAATGTCGCCAAGTTTATCTCCTGCTTTACCTCGTCCATTGAGAGAGATATTTTCATTTTATTCCTCTATATCGTCCTGCTCCATTTCTTTATTGATTTTGTCCATTTTACTAACGTCTGCTTTTTCTTCTATCTCGCCAGTCGCCAGTTTGTTATCGATAATGTTTTGTTGCAGTTTCTTTAATGCATCGGTCCTGCTTATATTTTCTTTTTTTGCAATGTAATCGATAATTGAAACTACGTTTTGCGGCAATTGTCTCTCCATTAAATCCCATTCCTCTGTTTCAGTTTTTTCTGATTGTGGTTTTTTAAATGTAATTGATAGTTCTGAATCTGCCGGAATAGATGGCGACTTCATTAAATTCAACGTGGCAGTTTTTGATAAATTACCTTGCATCGTTTTAATTAAATGGAATAGAGCAATTTCAGCATTTGTAAATGTCTCGAAATCATCTTTATTGCTCATTGCTCTGTCTATCATTGAAACTAATCGCTCAAATCCGCTGGCATATGACTCTCCAGAATTATCAGACGTAATAGCGCCATCAACTGATTGACTCGACAGAAACATAAATAACAATACTTTTAAAAACTCAATTGTGCCGCCAATATCGGCGTTAGGTGTGGCAAATCCAAAATCTGTTTCGACTCCTGCCTCTTTATCATTAGGTAATTTTAAAACGTAGTTAGGTCCAACCTTTACCGATTGTAGCAATGCCTCTTTATTGCCTTTATACCATGCCTGCGCAAATCCCTGCATCTTTACAACTTGAGCTGCCTCACTCATGCGAGTGTTAAACTCAACTGTAAAATCAGAAAAAGGCGATCCTTGTCTAACCCAATATTCGTATTCTTTTACATCTGATATTTCGATAAACGGCAATATGCCTAATTCATTTGAAACATTATCGCCAGAAACAATTTCCCCTGCTCCATTGAAAATAAAATTCAACTGCTTGGTCCAAGCAGCATATCTTTTATTTTTCTGTTTTTCTTTCTCTCGCATTTGAGCTGTTTCATTATATTGATCTGTCGATTGAGCAGACATTGAAAATGTCCCTGTCGCTGGCGCAGGCCTTTTACCTTGCTCATATGCCTCGTTTGATTTGTCATATGCAGAGATAATATAACCAGCAGCATTCTCTATATCATTATCGCCCATGATCGGATCATAGTGGTGCGGTTGATAAATCTTTGTTGTCAATTTCCCATTGGCCGGAACAACTTGCATTAAAATCTGTCTATGCAATTTGTAATATTTCAATGCAGAGCAAACTGCCTTATTAACCCCGATTTCTTGATAAAGCGATTGTAAATCATATTCGCTATTGGCAATACGTCTGTCTGGTTGCTCTTGATAGACGATTGAACTTTTATTGATGGCGCGTTTACAGATATTAATTGATTTAACAACAGGCATTTCTATAATGGTTTGCTCGTCAAACTGTTTGCGTAATTCAGCATAAACATAATTATCCAAGCGGTCCTTTAATATCTCGCTCTTTTTATATGACTCTGCTTTACGTCCTTTATTTTCATTTGATTCAATAATCTCGACAATTTTTCTACGGCCTTCAACTGTTAGTAACAAATCTTGATTAATCATCGTCTATCCTGCGGTATATTGTTAAATTCAAAATCTTTTTTCATCGGAAACAATTTCCAAGCAACATAACCTAAACAATCGGAAACGTGAGTTAGCATTGGGTCGCTTGTTTTATCTAAATCATCGTCCTTCCAAGAAACTTTATTCAAGTCGCCAATAAGCTTTTTGCATTTAGGATTTATCTTTATCCTGCCTGCGGTAAATAGCCTGTTCAAATTGTTTACCCTATCCCTGACAAATGGATTATGCGTTGTGATAACTGTAAATCCATTTTCTTTTAAAATCAAATGATCCGACTTCCCTGACGTTTTTCTATTTTTGCCAGTGCTGTCTGGAATAATAGATGCGCCGCCGTGTGATTCCTTTATTAGGTAATCACTCATTTTATAAGTGTCGCTATTTTCTAACCAAACCTCATCGTGAACATGCAATTCATCGCCGATTACTTGGCAGATAACTGCCGTCATTGGATTAACGTTGAAATCCATACCAGCAAATCTGGTGCCGTGAATTAGTGTTGTGGGTGCAACGTGTTTATCTCTGTCGAATGCATAATAAGCAATGCCATCGTCTGAATCTATGAATTGACCTAGCAAGAAACGCTGCCTTTGTTTCTCTGGTAATCCTGCCAATAACTTCAAATAATCCTCATCAATATTTTTGATATTATCTTGAGGATTCATAATAATACTTGAGTAATCATCTCTGTTAACAGGTTCGCCAGATTCTGGATCAACACCTTGGATAAACAAAGAATAACTCCAATGTTTTTTGGTTGGCGGATTTTCGTCGAAATATGCTTTTTTCTTTAACTCATTTTTTTCTGCCAATCTGGTAATTGCTATCTGCACTGATTTATACTTAATCTGTGAACACTCATTGAAATATATAGTTGAATATTCTTTACCTAGAATTTTTTCTACTCTTTTTTCATCGTCCAATCCTGCAATCCAAATTTCCGAACCATTGGGATATGTCCAAAAATGATCCGTTTTATTCTCGTCCATTGTTAAAGTAGGAAAACTTAATTTTTTAACCTTTGGGAATGTGTCATACCAGATGGACGTTTTAACATGGTTGAAATGTTCCCTGACAATTAGATGCCTGGATTTGACCTTGGACGCTCTAATCATTATTGCTCTGCACAGATAGAATGTTTTACCTGACCTTGATCCGCCATATGCCATAAAGAATTTTTCAGGACCGCCAAGCATGCGCCCCAATTCTTTTTGTTTGTCGGTTAGCTCAAAGATTTGACTCATCTTTACTTATTGTAATGTTGATTGATTGATTCAATTCAGGACGTTCACCATATAGACGCCAGAATCTAGTCTTTAAAGGAAACAGGATTGCTGCAATGTCTGATTTTTTGTGGTCAAACCCTTCTATGTTGCGTCCAGATGCCTTTGCGCTTAGGAGTTTTTCATAGAATAAAAGCGCCAATGAATCGGCAATATCCTTCGCCTCTCCAAACTCTTTATGCCTCTCTGTCCATTGATATGCGCATTCTCTACTAACCCTGATAACACCGCAGAATGATCCAAAACTTAAACCCTGCTGACAATGCTTTATTAGCATATCGCAGTATTCCTCTTTATATTTTGATGCTGGCATAAAATAACCTCGATGTTTATTGTTTGCTGGTTATTTGCAGATCAACTTTTTTAGTCATTAGCTTTTAACTCACTATATTTTTTACCGCTTGATTCTAGCGTTGCCTCTTTGCCAGTAAAATTCTGCCAGCGATTAATAATCACATCGCAAAATATTGGATCAAGCTCCATTCCATAAAATTTAATGTTATTTTTTTCACAGGCCATCAATGAAGAACCAGAACCTGAAAAGAAATCAATCATTGATTTAACTTCTTTCTTTGATTTTTCAATGGACCACTCACACAAAGAGACTGGCTTTTGAGTCGGGTGAACCCTGTTTATTTTCTCAGAAGCCTGTGTAAATTGCCTAACAACCGATCTGAAATTTGTCCACGCCAGCTCACAGTCAGTTTGGTCGCTTCCGCCATTATTCTTATCCCAAACGAGCCAGCATTCACTGTCTGGTAATCCGCTCGAGTAATAATTAGCACCCCACCAAACATGTGCAGAGTTTGGATATAGAGAAATCGCTAAATTAAAACAATCCTTGGCCGATTGATTAGAACTGTCGCCTATAATATCTGTCTTGTAATTTTTCGACAATACACCT